ATTTAGACGAATGGGAATCGTCGACTACAGTCAATCTCGTCTGACTATTATCGAAGTATGTACGAATGGTTTCCACGTTACGCAAGGAACTCCATTAAAACTGATCGGGGATTTTTCTTTTATAATATGAAAGCTTTTCCCATGCTTCTAAGAGGCTGTATATATATATAGAATTAATAAAATTAGAAAGTTCTGATCAATTTGATCAAATCAGAACTGATGCTAATTTCATAGTTTCATATATTTTTCTACCAACCTCGAATCCTCCACTTATCTTCCGTCCTAATTCTCCATCAATTACTTTGGGTACCACTTATGATATCTCATTCAACAGAGACCCAAATTAATTTTAGGTAACTTAAGTAGAGGCTGATGGTGACCAAGTTGAAAATGGTAATGTTGGAATGTATTCAATATGAGTTACTACTTCTATTCTAAAACTATCTCCAGTAGTACCTTAGTTGATTCCGTTAATCAAAATCCAACACTAAGACATATAAAATGCTTCTCTGGTCATATCATCATTAGCTATATTAGCTGTTCCACACTTAAAAATATCATCTGAAGGATCTAAAGGTATCCAAATTAAATCAGTTCCAGTTTAAGGTATGTTCTAAACTGAAACTTCATAACTAGTTGGATATTATCTAAGTGCGGTAGGACTGGGAACTGTTATTTAAGTCGAATAACATTATTGGCTTTTCCCAGGGAGTATACCTAAGGTAAGAACTCCTGCTCTGTTTATACTAGAGCCTGTAGGTATAATTCTTATACCTAACGCATTACATCTTGCAGTAAGCCATCTCTTACTGCTGTCTATAAACTAAGTTGTATTTTGGTCAACAGGATTATTATTAACACTTCCACCTCCTGCCAAAGGATGGACATAAACTTAATTGGGTTATACAACTGTTTAAGCTGTGAATGTATAAGTTGAAGTAACTCCCGGTACAACATCTTTATTAGCGTTATAAAATGCAAATCCATTAGTAGTTTACTATAATGAAAATGCATGAGGCAAGACGCAAATTGCAGCATCTGTTGTACCTGGTTTAAAATCATGTTCTAATCTATAGGTTAAAAGTGATGTAGGTTAGAAGAATTTACTTGGACCTCTAACTCCTTAGCTATCAAATGGTGATAAAACCATTCTTCTATACATTTCAAAATCTGAGCATTTCATAGGTTTAGTAATCATACGTGCTCCTCTTCCACCTCTCTATCTAGCTTAAATCATCTTTTATTCTTAATCTTTAAATAAACTTTTAACGTATTTTTATTCTTATTAAGAATTTCTATTTACTACCTTACTTAATGCTTAAATGGATGTAGCTGTCTTTTTAAGCATATCGTCATTTACAGGACGATTCTTACTCTTTTTTGCCTTGGTTTGGCCGCTCTTTCCTCCTTGGCTCTGGGTTTTCTAATTATTATTCTTAGGGATAAGAAGTTATTTTACGTCCCAGGTTATCAATCTAAGACAACATAAAAGTTAATATAATACATCTGAATATATTATAATAGAAGAATCCTCTACAACATTTATGTTGTCCTCCCTACCTAACCCTCTAACCGGTATTCTTCTAAATATATTATGATATGAATCCATTTTTGCATAAGTATTATATTAATGCTCGTAAAGATTTTGTTCTATTATTTGTTGCCCTTTTCTCATGTGATCATTAAGTTCTGAAAAATCATTATTTGATAATCCTGTGATTATGGATTACATCTTCTCTGCTGATGTTCCTTCCATGTCTCCGATATTGCAAGCCGATCTTAAAAATATCTCATCATCTATAGGAGTTTTGTGGTGTGTATATTATAGTCGTTTATATTGTTTACCAACATATGTATCATGAGAATCATATAATTAAAGCGACTCCGAAACTTTGGGTTAAAATCTCAAAAAATTATTTATAAATGATAAGCCAGGACCACTCATTAAAATTGAATTGCTAGCGGATTGTTTAATCAAATCTAAATTTTACTTAAATTTCTTAAGATTTTTAAATGGATATAAAGAATCTGAAAATTATTATGATATCATAATTCGCGGTAAATTTCTAAATAATCTAATACCATATTAAGGATCATAACATCCATTTAAACTTAAGAATGAAAAATATTAATCTGAATCTATTATTCCTTTTGTAACTTATCCTAAACCATGCATAAGAAAGGACTTATTGGTTGTATAAACTCTATAAAAAGCTCTTTTAAATCTCTCTAAATTGTTCCTCTCAATTATAGCTAATACATCGTCTCCACAAACAAATAATGCATATTTGGTAATTGACGCTAAATAGAAAGAAAATCTCATATAAAAAATAACTCTTAATGTATTTCCAAAAGTTGTACGTGTAGGATGACCTGAAAAGACAGTTCCATCAATAGTTGCTCTTAAAACTCTGACTTTTCCATCATAACCTTCTACAAACGCTTAGTCTGCGGTAACCATGTGAGTAATTCTCTCTTTTTAGTCTTCAGATAACCATGGTTCTCTAGCATAAATCTTCTCAATAACTTAGTTAATTAAAAAAGTATCTATATTTTATATTAATGGTTTGTGTTATCTCGAATCGTGAGCATCACCATCGTTAGACAAAAAGATAGGATCTTCAAACCGTCGGTATTCTTCTGTTATTTATATCTCCTTATGTTCTAAATCCATATCTCCTATAAAATGGGGACAAGTCCTTTTTAAATTTTTCTTCATGTTATAAGCTATCCAGCCACCCAATACTTTTAGGTAACCTGATGGATTAAAAATATTTCGAGATCTTTTACCAGTTGGCTTAAATCCAAAGCTAATATGATATTCTCCATTCTTCGAAAATACAGTATACGTAATATCACGTTTCATAATCGCTTTGGTAACTTTTTAATGTTTAAATTTCTCTAGATAAGAAAGATACATCTTGTATTTAGAATTATCAATTAATCTTATATGTTCCATATATTCATCTAAAGAATAAGAAACAAAATTATCTATAAAATCTTTAATCATAGGATCAGATCTGAAAAATTTGGAAAAACTTTCTACAAAACTAGGATCAGGCTATGTTTTCCCTGCCCCTTAACGACCTATAACACCTGCTAGTAAGTTCATAACACACTTATCATAAGCCCATATATTTGTATCCAAATTAGATTCCAGTATTTGTCGTTTTGGATACGTAGTTCCACAGCTACAATAATTCTTATAATAATTAAAAAGTTCTTAAGCGTCGACAAATTCTTTCTACAATCCATAATAATCAAAAAATCTTAGGTGTGGAATAGCTATGTTTGAGATGTTATTAAAATCATAGTAAGTCAAATTTTACTAATGTATAGATATATGATCTTAAATACCTCTAATAGGAATTCTATTTCCAAAAACTTATTAATAAAGATTATAAAAATATAAACATAAATTGTCTACTACACATATAAGTACTAACAACTTAATAAATAAATAAGTTAGTTATAAAAATCCAAAGAAGAAAT